CGAGTAAATCATTATTGTCATTGTACAATCCAATTGTAGTTACATAAGGTGCAAACTCTGAGTGTGTGACAAAATTCTCATAATGTTCTGTTGCTGTATATTGACTAGCATAAGAACCTGTAGAGTTTAGTCCACCATTTGGGTTATCACTTGGTGGGAAATATATTGACATACTTGGTTGTGGTACAGAACTCGGTACTGTTTTACTACCACTTCGGTCAAGAGTTGCACTTATGTTTGTTGTAGAATTAAATGTGTTTTGTGGTGCAGTTACTGTATATTCATACTCATAAATTGTCTGAGTACTTTTTAAATCTATAGAGAATCCATCAGAACCACTTGTCATGAATACGTCTTTATATGAACCAGTATCCGTTATTGTCAAGACTCCATGTGAATAAAAGACATTACCAACCGAACCAGTTGTACCAGCTGCATAAGATGATGAATTAGCAAAGTCATATAAATTACCATAACCATCGTCTCTTATATCAAATGTTCCAGCACCACTAAAGTCTGATATTTGAATTGACTTGGGTTGTATCTGTTCACCATAATATGCTCTCGGTATACTCAATACGTTAACTTGTCCATGAAGTTTTTGTCTATCACCAACATAAGGTGAATCTATTTTTCTTTCTTTTTGTGATTGGTTTCCACCGAATGAATGATACTGATTTATCTGACCAGTAGAACCTGTTGCCTGATAGTATAGATGTTTAACCATATAGTAAGTTGGTACACTATAAAAAGAACCAAGACTATACGCTTTTTCATAACTACCAGCACTTGCAGATAGTTGATTGAATGTTCCAAAACTCTGACTAGCTGCTGATGAACTAAGAAAATTGTGTCTACCTGCAGCAATACCTCGTATTGGATATACTCCACTACCAGTAGAGAAATTTGTAAAGGTGAATTTCTTGTGGACTCTGAAAGGTCTTATCTGTTTGTCTCTTGGGTCAATTGTCCCGAACATTATGACCCCCTAAAAATCTAATTTGACTTTTATGATAGCTTCTCTTGAGAATGTTTTGAGTAATGGTTTACTTAACTTAGCAACAGCCAACAATTCATTATTATCATTGTATAATCCTACAGTAGTAATAAATGTTTTAGGGTCTTTAAAGTATGTTGGTTGTACAAAAGAACCATCAGAAGCAGTAAAGAAAGTTGGGTTAGTTGAAAAGTTAAATTGTTTATTTCCTGCCCTTACGAAGTAATGAGTTGATGATATATTTTCTTCTCTTCTTGCCTGAAAATAAGCACCTGAAGTCAATGAATCAAATACTACACCTGAGTTATTACCCATAGTATTAGAACCAGTACTAAACGATATACCAGCCTTAGTCTTAAGTGCACTTGGTCTTAGTATCACAATCCCTAAATCAGGATAGAATAATCCAATACCACCTCGTGTTTCACTAGCAGCTGCAGTTTGAATAACGGTAGTACCACCATCAATTGAACCACTAACAACATTAAAGACACGACCACCATTACCAAAAGATGCCGCCTGTGCTGAACTATCATCAATTAATTTAATCTTACTTGTACCTTGTAAGTGAAGTTCCCAATTACCTGGATCGACCTTTTCTCTCATCCTTGCTCTGTTGAAAGAAATAACTGCTATATCATCAGTATCGAAAGAACCAGCCATTGTAAATTGGTCATCGTTAGGTGCCAATAATAGATTTCTCATTTGTCTGTATATTGTAGCAGAAGCTCGACTTCCAACTGCACCTTTTGTCCCTAACGAACCACTTCCTTCTTTGTGTCCATAAGCTAAAGAGAATTGAATCTCTGCTTCTGAATCAGAAGCTGGGTCTGTTTTGTATACATCATAGTAGTAAGCACCTGTACTACCACTTTGGACTGACGAAGTAAAAAATGAAGTAAGACTTCCTACTCCACCACTAAATATCCCACTCGATACTGTAGTCTTAAAATTTGATACTACGTCATTTTCTGAATCGAATCTATAAAAAATTGGCATTTATACCTCCTAAGATAAACCACCAGCCGCTGGATTGACTGTTGCTGTTATAGTTTGAGAAGCACCTGTCTCATTACCAGCGATGGTTATCTGAGTTGTAATCTGAGAGGAAGTACTTCTTGATACAATATTAACAGATGTAGCAATTACTGTTATACTATTTTGTCTTTCTTCCTCACTCAAGAACACAACTGAACCAACTCCTGGTGCAGTTACTCCACCACCTGATGCCACAGTTAAATTAGCAGCATCTGCATTGTGTAGTACGAATGTATATCCGAGAGTTGCATCACTTCCATTTCTGGTGTTCGGTGTAATTGTTTGTGAAATACCAGGCCCGTTAAATGTAAGATTGGACGATGGTAATTCCATTATAGGTAATTTAGCAGTATTTTTTGGTAGAGTAACAAGTTTATATCTCATAATCTGATTTTCATCAGGTGTTGCCTCTAATAACGGCATGTTCTCTATTACTGCTCCGTAAAAATTAGTTCCGTTAGGATGACTTGTATCCCATAGATTGTAGTCAACCTCATCATCAGCCAAAGCGTATTTGGTGATGTTAAATTCGTTTTGACCACGAGCTAGTAACTCACGACCTTTTTTGGTGAGTATTGCATCGACTGTTGTCGTGGTGTTGTCAAGAAATCCCATTTTATATACTCCTAAGAATTAAATTGATTGTAACATTTTTGTTCATCAATAAATATATGTTACGTAGTTTTTTCATTATTTAACTTTTAATTTTGACTCTGCTGGTTCCTTTGTAACAAGAACTGTTGGTGAAGTTAATGTTATTTCTATAGGTGACAGACCATCAGTAGTCGTTTTCTTTGTTTGTTTACATCCATCAAAAAATAAATTTCTTTCATTTATACTAAGTGCAGGATTTGATACATCCGTAAATACCAATGAAGATGAATAATATATGTTCATCGATGCACTTTGGTCGTTTAAAGAACCACTATAAAAGAATTCTCTTTTCATATTATGTTCATGTGGTCTTGAAGCTGTTATGAAAGGTTGTACAGCCTCTTCAAATATTTTTAATACACCAGTACTTACCGAAGCTGAATTTTCATTATATGAGAATTTAAAATAATCTGCATTCCTTGCATCAGAAGAACCTGATAATTTATATAATGATGGTCTTGCAAATCTACCTTGTATCTCTTCATAAGAACCTGAACCCTCAAAGTAGGACTCTTCAGCTGACATACTAACCACAGACGGATTATCAAGGTCGTTTTGTCCCCAAACATTTATTCTGTCTTCTAAGTGTATGTGTTCTATCTCAGGTATCTTAGTTACTATTTCTTTAGAACGTTCTAATATATTTGGTTCAATCAATAATCCCAATGTAGCATTTGCACGTGCAGGAACCATTTGTCTTGCCATATCAAATAGACTTAAGTCGTAGAATTTTAATAATCTTATGTAGTCCCATATATCATTTGGACTATTATACTTTTGAAAGTATGAGTCCCTTATAGTAGACAATCCTCTGTATGTTTCACTCTGTACATCACGTGGGTCACCTAAGTACTGATTAAAATCTAAGTCAGCAACACTCTCTATAATATCTTCATTTATTACATCGGATGGTGAAAAATAAATTCCAATTTTGTTAGACTCAACAGGTGCAAAATCAAAAGCAGATATTTCAGCTCTATTATTGTAACTTAAATTCCTACCCTCAAGTAGTTCATTGTTTTCAACTCTTACCTTTGTTGTTGAGTATCTTGACGCACCAATGTTAGGTACAAATGTTTTTATCTCATCGTTTACACCACCATAAGAATTTTTATCTGTAAAATCTTTTGCACTACCTGTATATGGAACTGTAGGTGTGTAATTTCCTCTTGCAACATTCTTGATAAACTTAGAACCCGTTCCATGATTTATACTTTCGTCAAGTGTAAACCTCAGTGCTAAATCTGTAAACGAAGCTGAAGCATGGTTTCCATTTATTGATTGTGGTGACTTTACATGATTATCAAATGCAGATTCAGTTAGTGGTTGGTTCCACATTCTGAATTCCATTAATGAACCAGTAAATTGTGCACCAAATTTATCAGAAGAACCACCTAAGTATAAGTTCTCATCAGACTCCCATGATGTTAGGTAAGAAGCAGATGCAGCATTTCCACTTGAACCACAGACAAATAATGTTGCGGTATCACTATATAATATGTCACTCTTTCCTGAGTTATATTGTTTGGTTGTTAACTTAAATGTTTGGTCAATGTCATTAGAGTCACTTGCACTCTCACGTGATAACATTACAGACCAAAAGTCTCCATCAAGAAAATTTAATAAACTTGATGAGGCCTCAAGAAAACCAGCACTACCAGATATTCTAAATCCTAATCTACCTTGTGGTGTAGTACCCAATCCCTCAAATAATGTTATACCCCACTTCTCACCAGCTTCAACTAAAGACTGACTGACAAATTCAGTAGAATCTGCAGAACCACTTTGTTTTGCTCTAAATCTAATTTCAACCGTATCAGGTTTTCTCGAAGTAGAGGTATCGTCTCTCCATAAAGTTTCTACTTTTTGTCCACCATCAAAATTTAATGCTCTTGCAAACTTACGTTTAATTTCAGCAGTTATCTGTTTACCTGGTAAATCAGGCCCACCATATTCTCTTATTCTTAGTATAGAACTTGGTATACCATACGCATTAATTAATCCTTCTAAAGCTCTCTTAGTACCTTTTGATTTATAGTAGTAAGGTAAGTTAGATAATAAACGTTTATGTATTTCTTTTGATATATCTTGTTCGGGTGATGTAGAATATGTAGTCGGTGTTTCTGAACCTGTCTGTTGTATACCAAAAAGATATCTTGGTAAACTTACTAAATCTTTTCCCTCTTTGAGTTGTAAACCAAATGAGTTACCAACAAACGTTGTTAAATCTTTTGACAATCCCTTTGTTATATCATCACGTCTATCATGTATATCTACTGCATGGTCAACATAGGCCTTAAGATAATCAAAGTACTCACCAACCATATCAAGAAAATCTATAGCATATTGATTTGATGAATCGTCTCTTATGTGTTCGGGTAATAGGTTTACAAGTCTATCAGTATTCAGTGCATCATAATCAGAAGCACTTGTCTGTTGGTCTGATAACCAATTAGTGTACTCTGTCAAAGATGAACTTACAGGTACAAACGGATTATGATATGTACCAGAACCACTCTTTGGTGCAGCATTTGAATAAAATTTTCCAAGAGAACTTGACTCTTCAGAAGAAGAAACGTTATAAACATAATACTCATATGGTGTAAAAGAATCTTGTACTTCATATAGTAGATTTTGATATCTACTTGCCTCTCCTGCTAAATCAGAAGTAGATGACGTTGATGCAAATGATGCACTTTTTAAAGTATGCCCTTCTATGGTCTGTAACTTTCTATGGAAGTTATCAACCCTTTGTCTCATAGAACCATATGTAACAAAGTTATCATAATTAGAAAAGTCAATATTTAAATCAACAGCATCATACAAACTTGCACTTAATATTTTACTTTCTATTTTACGTTTTAAAGTTGCATCTGAAGTTGTTATATCATCATGAGTTTTAAACTGAGTAGTCTTAGGTTCTATAGGACTCTCAACTTTCATCATGTTCGGTGTAATTAAAACTGACTCTGATACATCCTCATCTACAAATGGAATTAATTTTATAGTTTCTACTACAGGAGAAACCATTTCTTTTACGAGAAATACATCATCATTTTTTTGTACATTATTTGGTATATTACCATAAACTTTTGCTATCATCGCATTTGGTGATGATGCAAATATCTTAGATTCTGGTAGATAGTTTGTAAGGTGTAAAATTTCACCAGTAGATGTAATTGCTTTTCTTGAAAAGTCAAATCTATCTGAAGTTTTATATTCTATTTCGTAATTAAAAAATGGATAAAAACTTGAACCCTCACCGATTTGTGGAACCTCAAATCCCTCTTCACCTTGTGCAAGTCTAACCATTTGTTGATAGTTTTCTAAAGTACGAATCATTGGTTGGTCACCAGTAGGGTCAATTATCTCAGCAATAGTTCCTTGTATATCACCAAAAATAGGAATCTCCGTTGGTTCATCTGATTCACCAGCATATATAACTGACATATCAATATCATCTACCCATACAATTCCCTCGTTACCATCGGTAAAATCATTTCGTATTCTTAATTCTATTTGTTGTGATAAATTCCAATCGTCTGCAACTAACACATCATGTGTTCTATATTCCCACGTATCTATTTCAGTTGATTGTGCTCTACCATCAGTTAAGTAATCAGTATTTGTACCACCAGCTGAAGTAAATACAGAAGTTCCATAACCACCCTCTACATTAGGAACCCATTCTTCACCATTCCAAATCCACTGCCCTTCAGGACTTAATAATCCAATAGTACCATCAATGATTGTTATTGTTTTTGCAAACGAGGTACTAAAGTTACCATCAACAAATTCATCAGATTCAAATGTAACATTTATTGTAAAAGTTTTGGTTCCAAGATTATTAAGAGTACCTGTTATTTGTTGACCACTTTGTCTGTAAGTATTAGCTATATTCCATTCTAAAGCGCCTGAAAGGCTTCCATTCATTCCACCTATACCATCTCCACCACCTGTTCTTGTAAAAAGCATTGTTCCAATATCATCAACGGGTTGGTCAAAAATTGGTATTATTCTGACACTAGCTCCTACTTGTAATGTATCTCCAGTTGTAGGTTCTACTAATATATTTGTTAATTGTGGTGGTGAGAATTCATCGTCTGACCCTTCTCCGCCTCCACTATTGTTATTACCTGAATTACCACTTCCACCACTTCCACCAGAGCCTCCTGAACCACCACTTCCACCAGAGCCTCCGCCTTCACCACCTTCATTATCATCAAATTCTAACATCTTTATTTTTAAAGTTTCGTCATCACCACCCCATTTTATTGCTTTACTAATCTTAGACATTATGGTGCCTCTGGAGGTGAAGTTGGTATTGGTTCAGTAACAGGTTCATTTTTACCATGCATTAAATCAAATACAAGACCTTTCCCCAATACAGTTGACTTAATATAATATCCTACACGTATTGTATCTCCATGTCTTAGTCCCATAGAAGCTGGTGAATCTTGGGTACTATTTATTTTTCTAATTTGTTGCATTCTTTGGTTACCTATAAACTGATTATTTTGGTCTATAAATTTTCCACATATTCCACCATTTCTGCCTTCTCTAACAAATTTTGCATGGTAACCTTGTTGAGTATTATTTTGAGCAGGTGATGTAGTGACAACGTTCCAATTCTTTAAAGCAACGTGGTCTGTGTGTAATGATGCGTTCCAATTCGTTGGTGGTGCATATACTTGGGTGTCGAGAACATCATCGGTTGGTTCTACTTCCATACCCATGTCTTGTCCATAAGACCCACCAAATTCATATGATGGTGTGTTGATATTTGAAACTTTTATTTCTTTAACATATGCACTTTTAAGTTTTAATGTTGCACCAACCATATTTTCAGTTAAAGGTTGTGTTCCGTTTCTTATTCTAAATAAAGAAGTTAATGATTCATTATTTGGTTGTTCTGCTGCAAAATCAATATGTGCATTCTCACTTGTATCTACAAACGTAGAAAACTCATATTGTGAATCTCTAAAAACTTTTTTATAATTCTCATCATTAATATTTGGTTTAGCAGCTATTCTAAGTTCAGTTCTATCAGAAGATATGTCATGAATAAAATATGAATCATTTTCAAACTCAAGTAAATCACCATTATCAGGCCCACTCTCAGTCATGGTTCTTGGATTACCAAATTGGTCAAGACCATATTGACCACTATATATTGAGTTTACTGCGACCTCTGGTTCTTTTCTAATTAAAATTGTCTGACCACTACCAGCTACTTTTCTAAAAAACCTATATTCAACTTTATATGTACCATCGGTAAATTTTGCGTTTCTTAAATCTGTACCTGGTTTTACTTTTATATTATTACTCTCATCAATAAATGTATAATTTACTTTACCAGATTTTAAGAAGTTACCATCTAAATCTTTTATAAAATAATAAACAACGTCATTTGGACTTGTACCAAAAGCTGGTCTTTCATATGGTAGAACACCAGATATCTTTCTACCTCTGTTTAATTTTTGATAATCTTGTGCACTAAGTCCTGATGTATACGCCTGACCAGCAATATATCTAGCTCTCGTTCTAAATCCTAAACTACCCTCTTCTATTATTATATCTGTAGTAGCATCTGCATTCTGAGGTGCGTTTGCTTGACCCGTAGGAGATTGTCCTTCAGTTGTTTGACCTTGTGTTGGTGGCCCTTGTCCACCAGGACCTGAGTAGGTTTCTGCCATTATAGTGACCTTATTGTTGTATCAATTACCGTTTTTATTTGTTCTATATCACTAACAAATCTTGGAAAGTATGACTGAGGTATTATGTAATTACCACCGATAGCTTCTTGTATGTCGTTACCAACGTTATCAGGATCCTCGAACGATATTATGGTATCATTCTCGTTTCTTATCAATACTGATTCTGCATTTGAACCAGATATAGCGTATCTCTGACTTTCTACTTCAAACTTATTTAAAAGTTCTTGTCTATCAGCATCTTTTAATTTTTGATAATAATCGTTTTGTTGTAATTGTTCTAATGTGTATGGCATTATTTTGTTACCCTAAACGTATAGTTGTCATCATAAAGATTGGTAAATCCCTCCGAAGTACCACTTCCACTTATTACTTTAAAAATAAATTTATAAACTCTATCCACTTGAAATGAGTTCATGTCAACTTTAAAATAGTTACCATCACTATCACAACTGATTATTGAACCAGTTGAAAATGGAACTAAAGTAAAATCAGAATCTGCATCTTTTATAGAATAATAAGCACCATCCTTTAAATCTCTACTTCCACTTGGTAAATATTTTACAGTACTATATGGACTCTGAGTAGATACAGCTCTTTCAGCAAATCTTTCTCTAGCACCTATTCTAATCTTAGGTGTACTTTTTTCCATGTATGTTTCTCTGAGGTTCTTAGTGTAAATCACCGCGTCCTCAAGACCAGAACCTGTTAGTGGTAGTAACGAACCTGTACTAAAAGAAGAATCATCATATTCAACTTCAAGTCTTGGTGGAAAAATAGTATTTGTTTCGGTAGAGAAAAACTTTAAATGTCCTCTATCGATACCATCTTTTTCTGCACTACCTGTATCTGTAGCTCCAAAGTTACCATCCCTCATCACTATGAAACCATGATTCACATACGTAGAACCACTATATATCCAATTCTTAACAATACCACTTACGTCAAATCTAACATCATGAGTATCCGAATGTTTACCGATAGAAGCGGTTGACTCAAGAGAATATTGTTCAGCTGAACCACTATACCATCTCGGGCCTTCTACACTCGAACCACTAACCCATTTATTTTGTTGACGAGCTAAATCACCATCAACATATTTCCAACTACACCCTTGAGTTGATTCTGGATTATCATCAAACCTACCATCACCCTCATCCCAAGTGGAAACACTTGATGACCATGAAGCACTTATTGGAAAAGCAAATATGGTATCATCTCTTCTTAACTCTCTACTACCAGCATCATATAAATTTAAATAATATTTTGCATCACTTGGTATCACACCATCTACAACGGATGATGATATTTCACCTAAATCAAATTTTATAAGTATACGTGATATATTTTTTGTCCCACCACCATCAGACATATCTTTTCTTACTTCAAGTATTGGGTCAAATCCAACGTTCCTACTTGATGTAGCGGAACCCTCATATACAACCGTGTCTTTTTCTGCATATTCAAATAAATACATTAGTATATACTCCCACCACTATTACCAACCACACGAACTTCTATGTCTGTGTTTGGAAATTTAAGTTCAAACATTGATGGGTCTAAGGATGGATATATAACTCCATTCTTTGTAGCTGACCCAATGTCATAAATGTTACCTGAGTAACCTAAATCTGTTTTGTATCTATTGAAAACAACTAATGGTAATCCATGTGGATTGTCAACGTGTTGATGTTCTTGAGGTGGTATTACAGCTGCAACTCCCTCTGTCTGTGCAACAACATTAGATATTTCTTGTACAACAATTGGTTGGTTGATTTGCCACTTATCTTGTTTCCAAAATTCTTTTACATTATTAATTACTTTAAGTATGACTTCTTCTTTATTATATCCAGCAAGAGTAATTATATTAATCTTCAATCCGATATTAATGATGTATGCATTTTTTATGTTTATTGCATCAGTTAATACTCTATACCTACTTAAATAAACTCTTAAGTTTTCTTTCGTAGCTGTATTTAATTGAGTCAATCTACCAGCCGAATCATAACCCAATACATATAAATTTAATGCTAATGGGTTAGGTATTCTGTTATCTTGATTATTCATTTGTGCTTGAATTTGTTCAAGTTGGTCTGGTGTAATTGTAGAATCTTCATCCGATGTTTGATAAATTACATTCTGTAATGATTGGTTAAGTTGTTCGTCTTGTACAATATAAGCTTTTGCAATTTTACCAAACTTAGCTGGTAAAGAATATACTCTTACAATATAATCTTCCTTAGTTACAGCACGTCCTTGTGCCTTAAAAAATGCTAAAGCATTTTCTCTTATTTCTCTGATTGTTTCACCAGAACTACCTCCAGTTGTTGGTATCGGATTTGTTACAGCAACTGAAGCTTTTGCTTCATCAACTAAATCACTTGAAAGATTATCTGTATCAATACTATATGAAATATCACTAATCTGATTTATATCACCTTTGGCAGAGTTGTGGTCAACCCCACCACCTATAGCATACTTTACAGTTAAGGTTGTGTTAGATGGTGCAAGTCCATATGCCTTTGTTGTTAAAAAATTTGATGGGTCATAAGACCTATCATAAGCAGATGGGTGTTGTGGTAAATTAGAACCAACCATATTTGGGTTAGGAATAATTTCTTCATCTTCATTATCAGATACACCAGCACCAAATCTTAATTCTGTTTTATTATCGTCTCTGATGAATGTAGTAAATCTATGTGCAGTTTTTCTAAGTCTTAATAAATAAGGTGTATCATCAGAGAACCCAGCTAAATCAGGATCGTTTGATGCATTAGTTTCTACTTCTGTAAACACCGTATCTTGTGCTAAAAAGTCAACTTCAGTCCAAGTCTTACCATCACTATCAGATACAGAAATAACTTCGGTCACATTTGGATTAGATAAAACAAGACTATTATATTTTTTAGCAGCTGCAAAAGTAAAAGTTTCCGTTCTGATTTCACCTGATTTTATTTTTACTTGTTTTTTTAATAAATACTTTGATGGTATACCATCCGAATCTTGTTCGTATATAGAAACTTTTAATGGGTCATTTGAACCTGAGTATTTAAAGTTTACATCTTCAAGTGTTCTAAATTTTACACTTGTGTTTTGATTAATTATTTCCATACCACTTGGTATAGTTAATCCATAAGTTAAATCAGGTCTAACACTATCACCAACACCAGTAGATGGAACAGTTTGAAATACATCAACAAGTCCCTCTGATGGTGAAATTATAGATGGTTTGTATCCAAGTGATTGTGCCATAGTGACAACAGATTTCTTTTCTTCTGCATATGCAAATAAAGTTTCTTTAAATTGTGTATCTATGTAGTAAGATAAATTGTCACCAACATATGACATCATTTCAATTAACATCATACCTGGTGATGCTTCATTAAAGTCATTATATGTATTTGGAAAATATTGTTTTGCAAATTCGATTAGACCACTTCTGATAGAAGCAAAATCTTTGTTCGTGTATTTTACATCACGTTTTACGACTTTACTATCAACGGTGTAATCTGTAGCGTATCCCATTAAATGTCTCCTGTTCCCTCAAAACCCTCTGCTATATCACTATTTGCCGCTAAATTATACAGAACTATTTCTTCTGTATTTGATGGGTCATATGATAAACTAAATTTTAACTCCACATCAACTTGATTAGGTGAAGTTGGTTTTTGATTTATTTTCATGTCATCTAAACTGACGTGTGGTAACCACTCTTCAATTGCTTCTACTATGGCTCCTTCAACTTTATCTGATATATCACCAGTAAATGGTTCGAACAAAACTGCCCTTAAGTTACTACCAAAGGTTGGATGCATGGGTCTCTCTCCTTTTGCGGTCAACAAAAGATTCTTTATATTAGAACGTGTTTGTTCTATCAAAGTTTTTGTTTTCTGAAAGTCTCCATTATTACTTATCTTAAATGGTAAACTCAGACCTACAAAAGCATTAGGATTTAAATCTGTAGAGATTACGCCCATTTATTACTTTCCTTTCATTTTGTCATGTTTCATCAAGTCACTATAATCACGAGTTAAAGCTTTCATTACGTGGTCTGGTACTTGTTCAGTAGAAACGTTAGCATCACTTAATGTTTTTGCTGCATTAATGTTAAGTTTTTGTTCCTTTGTACCACCTCTTCCCATATCACCATATCCTAACATATCAGCCATATTATTAGTATCAAAAACTTTTCCTTCACCACCAAGAGTTTTCCAATCACCATTAGCAGTCTCGTTTAAAATTTTATTTAAAGATTCATTACTTGTATAGTGTTTCATTTCTTTTTGTTGAACAACTTGTTTTTTAACTTTTGGTTTAGCGATTTTTGGTGAGTGAGCACTCTCCTTAATAAGTATTTCGCTCAGTTGTTTTTTAACTTCGAGTTTAACTTTCTTTTCGACTATTCTTTCAATTGTAGTCTTTAATTCGGTTTTAGTCATTATGACCTCCATTCATTTCTAATAAATATATTAAACTTAAATTACTAATAATTAACTCCAAGGTAGAGCATTAGCCGTACCTGTTATAAAAAAAGTATGTATCACATTAGCCTGTGCTGCAGCAATAGTTGGTATTGGTGGGTTACTCATTGCCACCCCAAACGTTGATTCAAATATAGGGCCAGGCCCTATTGGTGGTGTTGACACGACACCCGCTGGATTTGCAGGATATCCTGATAGAATCACTAATCCAAATTGTAAAAATGCTCCTTTGAATGTTAACAAATTTGCTGCCTCCAAACCTGGTGTCGCTCCCAATGGTGGTAAAGCAGCAACAAATGCAGATTTTGCTCCAGCTACACTTGCAGCTATGGTCGGTGGATTTACACCTTGTATAAAATAGTTTCCAAGTGCATTTGCCCAATCTTGAGACGTAACACTACCACCACCTGAAGTTTTATTTAAAACATTGTTTTCTATTTCTGTTGCTAATTTAGTTGGTAGTAGTGGCATTTACTCTGACTTTACTTTTGTACTTAACATGGTTGATAACTTACTTTGTATAGAAGAGAATTGTGCTGCATTAATCGGTGGGCCTGATGGGCCAACTGGTGTTGGAACTGTTAGTGCATTTATAGCACCTATTAGTTCCTCTAACAGACCTTGTAAAGTATCACCAAGAATAAGTGGTTCTGTTGCATTCTGAGAGCCCAAAAATATTTCTGCCGTACCAACTATAAATTTACCTGTTGTTTCTAATAATAAATCTTCCTCACATTCAACTCCGAATCTTCCTTTTGAAAAACACATGAAGTCTCCGTCTTTAGCTTGATAAGTTATTGAACCTGTGTTTATAATAACTTGTCTACCAATCATCTCATTGGATGCTGGAAACACATCATCAATTCCTGTATTGTTAAATGTAATTGGTATTTTATTAAATGAAATGGTTTCATTGGTTAACATATAAAGTGAAGAACCATCAAGATTTATATCTTCAAATATTGGTTGATTAGAATCTTCTTCAACACCACTATCATCATCTGAAAGCTGACCTACTCTAAGTTTAATAGATGGTGCTAAATTTTCTACTTTATTACCAGATTCGGTTCGTCCAAGACCACCACCTAATCTTATACTATTACCATACCTACCAGTAAGAATAAAATCACCAGTAAGTGGTTGTAAATTTTTTATCTTTTGGTCTGACGTAAATAAACCCGTATCAAATTCATTACCACTACCAGCAACATTTGGTGTACCTGTAGCACTTATCTCAGATGCATCACTACCTTCACTATATTTTGCAGACGTTTCTCCTGTTTTAGATAGACCAGGAAAAATACTATTGTTTTGTGAACGGACAACGTTTATGTCTGTAGACCAAAATGGAAAACCTAAGTAAGAAACTATTGTCACATATTCACCAATAACTGGCATACGTAACGTATTTAATTGTAGTGGTGGTATCCACACCAACTCACCATCAGCTTTACCCTTGTCGGTGTAAACACGTCTACAACGTACGGCACCAATCATTGAATAATCAGGTCCTGATTTATCAGGTAATTTTGGTAGAGTATCTTCGTCTACTCCAACCTCTACTATTTCAGCCTCTTCAATCTCAAAGAAGTCAGCTCCACCACCAACGGCGGATTGAATCATTCTTTGGACTTCATCTTTACGAGCAAGTTTGCCTGATAAGAGACCTTGAGTAGAGACATCACGTGTAATGTGATATCCTTTTGACATATTAGTCTCCAGATTTTGATGTTATAAAATCAGAATGGTCTTGTAAATCATCTGCAACCTTTTGGACATTATTTAGTAATTGTTCTTTCTCGGATTCACTTAAAGCAAATTCACTTTCAGAACCTTGTTTACCCTCTGCAGCAAGTATGCGTTGAACGATGGCAGCTAACTTAACTAACTGTTCATCGTTCTTTACATTGATTTCCAAATACTCTTTTATCATAGGAATTATCTGTACAGCAGTATCCCCATCTTTGATAAAACCAACAACTTCCTTGATTAACACCTCAAGTTGTTTCTTGTTAGTCTCAGAGTTTTTGTAGATATCTTGAAATAAGTTAGAAAGGGTTTTCCCTTCGAATATTTCATAATCAGCAGACATATTAATCCTCATATCTATTATTACTAATAAATATAAGGATGTTTACTAAATCATATTCATATACTTCATAGATTGACTTGTAGGTGAAATACTACCAGTAGTGAAATAATTAGTATAATGTCTCCTATACTGACGTTTCATTTGATTGATAACACGAGTGATATGTTGTGTATTAGAGCCTGTCATCTCACGAATTAAGATATATAAGGCTTTTTTGTTGAAGTTTTCTATACTATCACGTCTACGAAACAACTCAATAACAGAATCAGCAACCATGATATCTTTCTGTCTTCTGAATATCTTACCGACATTCTCATCCCAATACTCCACCATCTGGCTAACAAAGTCTGTAACACCCTCACGTTGTTCTACAGTCTTTTCTTCAGCAGAATAGTTACGTTTGTAATCTAAGGTATCGAGCTGTTTTGATTGTTTGAGTTTCTTGTAGTTATTATTGTTGTGAAGTATTAAATAATTTTTAGCAACAATACTAAAGTAAGAAAAAGCTTTACCCTTACCTTCAGTAAATTTATGCATATTCATAACGAGAAAAGAAACAACCTCATGTTTAACATCTTCACTTGGTACATCAAAGTAATAAAACTTAAATGTATGAATAATGTTTTCGGCAAGTTTCTCAAAAGCGAACTGAATATGGTCACGATATATTCTATCACGAATCCAAGGTCTATCTTCCTTGTTGTAACGGATGATAGCATTTTCCGTAGTTTGTGTAAAATACATTCTCTTGTTTTTCTTTTTAGCTTTTCTTGGCATTATTTAGGTTCCTCGATATATTGGTTTAAAGTTTCTACTGTGTCTTTGATTTGTGAAAATATACTACCGACTTCATCATCGGCTTCAAAATGTCCTCTCGAATCTATGTCTTTTAAATCACTTTGAATTTGGTAAACACTATTACTAAAACTTTCCATCCATGTTTCCAAAGTCTCTGTTTTAGTATTTAGATTCCAAATAATATAAGCTTCTGTTATAACTAATATTCCTAAAACTATTTCTATAATCATTCTGTTTCTCCAAATAAATCATCAAACACTTGTTTGTAATCTTTCTTTTCTTGTTTGGGTTTGGGTGATGACTCTTTGTTTTTTGTTATTGTACTAAGACGTTCTACAAGTTCGTCATTAGTTTCTTCATCTTTTCTCATCCATTGGTCATATTCAATATGAGTAGCCATCATGTCGGCCTGATGAAGAATGTATGGTAGATTGGTTCTTAACTGCCAATCTTTATTATATGTTTTTAGGTATCCCTCGTTAGCCTTTTCATATAAACCATCTGTAAGTTTCAATCCTAAATACTCTTGTTCAGACATCGGTATTTCAAAATGTTGTAGTAAGAATAAAGCCCTATCGGTTACTGACATAAATTGTAACTTTGGATTATGAACAAATATAGAACCTTGATTCTTTCTATGCCACTCTGATTCACATGGTATATAATAGTCATGTTCTAAGTCTCCAACTTTTCCTAAGTCATGGTGTAGAGCGGAAAATATCATTTCCTCATCTGTAAAATCAATCTTAGCCCCATCGGACTCCCAAAGTTTTTTAATCTTCAAAGCACAATCAGTAACGTGTAGTACGTGTTCTACGTACCCACCAATCATAGCATTGTGATAATGTTCCTTACCACTTGCAGGAGCTACTGACATCCTATCTTCAAAGAAATTATACATCTTTAATAGTTTGTCTTTTCTCTCCCCATCAAATGTGTCTTCGATTAGTTGAATTAGGGCGTTCCAATTCTCAACTATCTTTTCTGGTGTAAGTTCTTTCATATTGTAACCTTTATTATTTTTAATGTGATACTAATTGTACGTCTGTATTTATCTTATAGATTCTAACGTTTTCGTATTTATATGGTTTAACGTGTGTTGATTCTAAAATATCAATTCGATTAACCCATCTTGGATTCATTGTATCTTTAACTTGATACATACCATCCTTGTATTTTGTTCCACGAACAATTATGAAATCACCATAGTTAAATGGCCCACCCCAACGTTTTAACAGATTACGTGACAGAGCCACGTACTTATATTCCGATGCCTTATTGATATTGAAATGTGTTCCATCTGCGGTTATGTGTGGTGTGTTGTCTGTTTGTGGATAGACTGGATGATACATGGTAACGTCAACCTCAAAAGTGTGTTGTTTGTATTCGTCTAATTGAGTTACCAGTTCTCCAATCTTGTTTTGTAAAATATTAACTTGTTCAGTATAAACCATCTTATTTGAATTAATCATCCTCGTTGATACATACCCACTTGTAAATACTACAAAGAGTATGACCAACATTGGAAGAGTAAATCTACTCATGATATGGCCTCCCATGTTATAGTTATAACTATCTCTCATAATGTTTATTATTCCCAATTTGATACGGTGTAAAGCTACGACAATTTTTTGATAAAGTCAAGCACTTTTTTATTAAATTTTTCAGTATAGTATTTTTTATCTTTTGTTACGTAGTCATATTTAGCAAATATCTTAGCAAACATATCACCTCTGAACTCTCCATCTCTTAGTTCTTCTAACTTATCCACCACATCTCCCAAGTGATAACAACGTTGCCAATCAGAATAAACCAACTTGTTAGTCTTGTCATAATCTTTCCAAACTAATGGAACAATACCACATGCAATAGACTCGTTGTATCTTGATGTAGTGGCCTTCTCATGACCAGGCCAATTAAAACATAGTGTTGCATTTCCCTTTACGAGTTCAGGTACTATATTTCTCATATCTTTATCAAACTTAACATCGTATTTAAAACCATCAAAGTATCCAATATGACAACTCATTATTTCTTCATCTTTATGTATGGCACTTAATATGGTGTGTCTTTGGTCATTGGATAATACTGGTTGAAATATATCTTGCTCAAATCTTACTTTTAATTCATTCTTTTCTTTATTAGATGATTGAGATAATTTACCTGTTTTTATGTCATACCAATCTTTGACAGGTACAGAAACAAGTTCACTCTTAAAATCCCATTTCATTTTTTTAGAAGTACCCCAATAAACAAAGTCATATTCTTTTTCATAGTATTCTGGCATATGGTCACCATCTACATCAGTTAACCAGTCTGAAATAAAATGATATTTTAAATGATGTAAGTTACCATCAAAGTCTCCCTCATCTATTTGTGCAAATGTTAAATCTTTACAACCCTCAAAAGTCCTTTCTTTAAATAGTTCAATCGTATCTGCCTTGTCACTTGTTATTAATATAATCAATCTTTTCTTTGGATATTTTTTTATAGTATCGACAATATTTCTTGTAAGTGTCCACCCTCTACCAAACATAATATTTGACAATCTACCTTTGATGTGATTTACAAATTCACTTTCGGTTGGTATAATTAAAACATCAGCATCTTTTATTGCATCATCGGGTGGTAATCTATCCGTAGATTTATGTTGTCCATCATACCATCTAATATTTCTAAATTGAAAATCATGGTTTTGATTCTGACGTTTTACCAAATCATCTATACAATAATATACAGAATCCATAATTTGATTTAGTGGTGTACCATCCCACTTCTCTGTATTTCTTAATCTTGTTATTACTATTTTCCTACGTTCCAAAACAAAGCCCCTTTACTTGCGTTTTCTTTTATGAATGTCCAAGCCTTACTATCATAAGTTAGTGAACTTGGGAAAGGTGGTCTCTCATCTTTCTTACATTCTTGATGAAATTTATATTTAGAACGAAATGTTTCTGCTCTACCCATCTCGTCCTCTGTTGTGTTGTGTCCAATCTGAACACCATAAACTTTTGCTTTTGGCCAAGCCATCTGTAGTCCACGACTTAATACACCACTACTCATAACTGTCCAAACTTCCTTTGGATGTACGAATCGTTTTATGGATTCTAAACTCAGAGCAGCTCTACACATGGCTTCAATAATAATAGGATGGTCACCACCAAACGGAATAAGGTGTGCACCATTTTCTTCACAATAGACTTTTGCCTTATGTTGTATGTTTGATAAGTATCCCATCGGAACTTGTATTACATTTGCACCTAATCTTTCAGATTCAATTGTTAACCAAGTCTTCTCACCTTTTGGTACTGTTACGGTACATTTTCTACCCAAGTCTTTACAGGCATAGGCCAAAGATAATTGAGCATAACCTTGTCTTGGTGAAGCGTAAACAAACTCTTCTGTATCTGGTAATGAAGCGACATACATTGTAAATGCTCTACGTTTAGTTCCACCATCAAGTAAGTCATCACGAACGACATTAATTCCATCGTGTTCCTTTATAATTGGTAGAGGTAACTTGACATCACATTGTATGTCGTCATAACCATAGTCGAAGAATTTATTCATCAAGTAGTAATACTCTTTTCAAATTCAGGTAGTATTTCATAATCATAACTTTGAATAAGAAAGTG